TTCAGGCAGTTCAGGTACCTCAGGTACCTCAGGTGAAAATGGAGCAGATGGTACATCAGGATCATCAGGTACTTCAGGATTATCAGGTTCTTCAGGTACATCAGGTACAAGTGGCTCCTCAGGTACATCTGGTACAAGTGGTTCCTCAGGTACTAGTGGCACATCAGGTTCTTCAGGCACCTCAGGTACAAGTGGTTCCTCAGGTACTTCAGGTACATCAGGATCATCAGGTACTTCAGGTACATCAGGATCATCAGGTACCTCAGGTGAAAATGGAGCAGATGGTGCTAATGGTACCTCAGGTACTTCAGGTACATCAGGATCATCAGGTACTTCAGGTACATCAGGATCATCAGGTACCTCAGGTGAAAATGGAGCAGATGGTGCCAATGGTACTTCAGGTACTTCAGGTACATCAGGATCATCAGGTACTTCAGGTACATCAGGATCATCAGGTACCTCAGGTGAAAATGGAGCAGATGGTGCCAATGGTACCTCAGGTACTTCAGGTACATCAGGATCATCAGGTACTTCAGGTGAAAATGGAGCAGATGGTACTTCAGGTACATCAGGATCATCAGGTTTACTAAATCTTACAGGAACTACTCAAGATGGTGTTATTACTTATGATGGTACAGGTGGGGGTGTTGTAAATGCTAATCTTAATTTTGATGGTACTTTATTAGACATTACTGGAGAAGTAACAATATCGGATACTATTGAAGTACCGAATATGCCTACAGGAGTAGATAATTCTGTTGTTATCAAAGACTCAGACAATGTTTTAAAAACAGATGAAATTGATTCTAGAGTTTGGGGTTCAGCTTTAGTAGATGCTTCAAATGGAGTAAATAATAGAATAGCAACATTTACTGATTCCAATTCAATAGATGGGGATGCTAATTTTACTTTTGATGGAACTGATGCCATTTTATCAGGTATTTTAGCAGCTAGTACTATTAAAATAACCCCCCAAGGTGCTTCTTCAGCAGGTACATATGGTCCTGGCTCTCGTATATTTTATACTAGCGTTACTAGTCCTGATCCTATTTCAGCAGGATATGTTTATTATTACAATAGTGCAGCATGGGGCAGTGCTGACGCCGATAATGAATCTACATCTAAAGGATGGATGGCAGTAGCAACAGCAGCAGCAGCAGCAGGTGACCCCTCAGATGGTATGCTTTTAGAAGGACCAGTATACATGGCCACTGATCCCGGAGGTAGTGCTGGAGACCCTGTTTATTTATCAACAGCAGTAGGGAGGCTAACATCAACCCAACCAGGAACAGGAAAAATTGTTAGAATAATGGGGTATAAAATATCTACTAATGTAGTTTATTTTAACCCATCCCCAGATTATATTAAGAAAGCATAATATGCCTACAATAAATGTCTCAACGGCTGCTTATTCCAGATTAGTAAATCAACCAAGTCACAATGCTGTTCGAAATGGTACAACTGGTCAATCTGCAAATATTTCAGGCCAATCTGCAAATGCTTTTTCTTATGTAGCTTCTAGTGGAGGAAGAGGTTTAGCATATAATATATATAGAACTTTTCTTTATTTTGATACCACCGCAATTACAGGAACAGTTAGTGCTGCCTCTGTAAATGTTAAAGGTTTTAGTAGTAGTGGAGGTAGAAGAATATTAGTACCAAGTACCGCTTTTGGTGGAGATGGACAAAGTGCCATAACAGGAGGAGATTATAGTAATTTAAGTTTTAACACTAATTACAATGATAACTTTAATGGGTGGAATACTAGTTCTAATAATGTCTTTACTTTAAAAAGTACGGCATTCTCGGACATGCAAACTAATGACTACTTTATTTGCGCTGTTATACAATACGATAATGATTATAGTAATTCTGATCCCGGTTCAGCTGTAAGTTATATATTTGGAATAGATGCAAGTGTAGCAGCAAATATATATTTAGATTATACCTTAACAGGCGGAGGGTCAGGTCCAGCAGGTGTTGCCGAAGTAGACGGGATAGCCACAGCTAACATAAATAATTGGAATGGTACTGTTTGGGGGGATATTGATTCTATAAATGGTATTACTTAATTTTGCTTTTGTTGGAATTTATAATATTTATAAACAAACAACATGGCAAATACCCCTATATGGCCCGGCTCTAGTTCATTTTTCCCCGGGGATACTCCTTTTGGTTTTTATGATAATGATATAGAATTTCAAACTGATGCTGAAAAGGTAGCGGTATTTTGTTCACGCCGTTTAGGATATCCTCTTACAGATGTAGAATTACAAGATATTAATTTTTATACGGCATTTGAAGAAGCAGTAACTACTTATGGTAATGAAGTATTTGCTTTTAAGGCAAGTGAAAATTATTTATCCCTAGAAGGAGCTACTACAGGATCCAATTTAAATTATAAACTTACCCAACCTAATTTGGGGAGAACAATACAAATAGCAGAACAATATGGAGTTGAAGCTGGTGTAGGAGGTAATGTTGAATATAGAACAGGTAGCATTGAAATGACAAAAGGTACTCAAGTATACGATTTACAAGAGTTTGCTGATTCTATAAGTGAAAGTAAAAATAATATAGAAGTTAAAAAAATATTTTATGAAGCTAGACCTGCAATTGTCCGTTTCTTTGATCCCTATGCAGGAGTAGGAACATCAGATATGGGGAGTTTTATGGACCAATTTGGATTTGGAGGAATGTCCCCAGGTATCAATTTTATGATGATGCCTATAAATTATGACCTAGCAAAACTCCAAGCTATTGAATTTAATGACCAAATTAGAAAATCTAATTATAGTTTTGAATTAGTAAATAATAAGATTAGAATATTCCCAATTCCTTTAAGAGATGAAAAATTATATTTTAATTATATCCTCAAATCGGATAGAAATAACCCAATAGTCTCAGGAAGTGCTGGTGTAGGAGTTATAACAGATGTTTCTACAGTACCTTATACTAACCCTACTTACGCTTACATTAATTCCATAGGGAGACAATGGATATTTGAATATGCTTTAGCCTTAACTAAAGAAATGTTAGGTTACATAAGAGGCAAATATACCACTATCCCAATCCCAGGATCAGATACTACACTTAATCATAATGATTTAATTACAGCCGCAACTTCTGAAAAAACTGCTTTATTAGAAAGATTAAGAGGTTATCTAGAAGAAACTTCCCGTAATAAATTATTAGAAAAAAAAGCTAATGAAGCTGAGTTTTTACAAAAAGATTTAAATAACGTACCCCGCACAATTTTTATTGGATAATGGCATTATTTGGAGGAACTAGAGATATTAATCTATTTAAAAAAGTTAATAGAGAATTACTAGGTGATATAATTACTCAACAATGTTCTGTATATAAACTAAAACTACAAGAAACTACTTTTAATTTATATGGTGAAGCAGCAGGGGGGAAATTTTATAATGGTCCTACATTATTTAACGTACTAATAGATAGACGTGATCAAGAATATCCTGAAAATGACTTAGGTGTAGACTTTAATTGGGGTATTACTTTTAAATTTTTTAGAGAAGATTTAATGGAAGCAGGGGTATTAATGGAAGTAGGAGACATTATATTATACCAAGAAGGATATTATCAAGTAGATACTGTTGTAGCTAATCAATATTTTATGGGTAAAAATCCTGAATTTCCTAATGACGTAAACCCCCTAAATCCGGGTTTAGACAAATTTGGAGCTAGCCTCTCAGTTATATGTGAAACTCACTATGAACCCGCTGATAAATTTGGCATAACTAAAGAAAGGTAATGGCAGGCAAAACCCCAATCCCTAAATCACAAAGAGAAATATCCCTTTCCCAAATTACCCCTACGGATCCTCATAGGGGTAATCCTAATACTCCTATTGACACTAGGACTAATAACCAAGTTGTTAACCCTGAAAGAGCAAAACAACTCTCCCAAAAAGATGATACCCATAAACCTTTAACAATAGGCATTAAGGACATAGATGAAACTATTAAATATTATTTTGATAATGTAATCCGCCCTTCAGTAATCCAAAATGGTAATAGGATAGCTGTCCCCGTAATATATGGTTCCCCTGAACGTTGGAAATCAGTACAAAAGGATGGATATTATAGAGATGATAAAGGTAAAATTATGGCTCCTATTATTATGTTTAGGAGAATAAATATAGATAGAGTTAGGGGTATTACTACTAAAATAGATGCTAATTATCCTCAAACTTATAGGGTTTTTCAACAAAAATACACTCGTCAAAATTCTTATAATAATATAAGTATTTTAAATGGATATGAACCTATTAAAACTTATCAAGCAGTAGTTATGCCTGATTATGTAAATTTATTATATAGTTGTATAGTTTACACTTACTATGTCGAACAATTAAACCATATAATAGAAGCTATTAATTTTGCAGCAGACACTTATTGGGGAGATCCTGAAAGGTTTAAATTTAGAGCTTTAATTAGTAGTTATCAAACAGTAACAGAAATTCAAGCAGGTTCCCAACGTATGGTAAAAGCAAATTTTGATATAAAAATGCCGGGATATATTATTCCTAATGTAGTTCAAAAAGATCTTAATGCTTTGAACAAATACTCTACTGACTCTAAAATAAACTTTACAAGTGAAACCTCTGAAGCTCTTACAAATGAAAGAAAGAATCGTTTCTTAGATGACATTAATACCAATTTATAAAAATTTTACCATATTTATATTCAAAAGTATTATATTATGGAAAATGTTATATCATTAGAAGAACAAGAATTAAAGGAATTAAAAGAATTACAACAAGAACAAAATAATTTAATAGATTCTTTTGGCCCAGTTGAATATCAAATTCAATCTCTTGAGTTACAAAAAGAAAAATTTATTGAAAAACTAGATAAAGTAAAACAAAAAGAAATTGAAATAGCTAATACTTTAAATAAAAAATATGGAGATGGGGTCATTAATTTAGAACATGGAACCATTTCTAAACAATAAAACGCAACTTGAAAAACTTTGATATTTATCAACAAAATTAATTTAAAATAACATGGCAGAACAAATAATCTCACCAGGAGTATTTACAAATGAAAGTGTTCCTGTGACAACTGAAGCCCCCGTAGTACCTGTAGGTGCTGCTATTATAGGTCCTACAGTATTAGGTCCTGTTGGGGTTCCTACTATAACAACAACTTATAGTGACTATATACAAAAATTTGGTGGTACCTTTGTTAGTGGAGGTGTAGCTAGAAACTATTTTACCAATATAGCAGCTTACAACTATTTCCAACAAGGAGGACAACGTTTATTAGTAACTAGAGTAGCTAGTGCTTCAGACGCTGGTAATGCTTTTACAGCAGCAACTTCTTCTCAAATTGAAACGGGTAGTGATGGTGGTGCTTTAGCGGATAATAATGTATTCCAAATTAATACCATTTCTGAAGGGGATAAAATGAATACTGGTGACACCGAAGCCGCAGGTAATACTCTTCCAACAGGTACTAAAGACAATTTAAGATGGGAAATTTCCCAAGCAGACACAGGATCTGGTACTTTTACTTTAAGTGTTAGACAAGGTGATGATAGAAATTCTGAAAAGATTATATTAGAAACCTTTAGAGGAGTTAACCTAGACCCACGTTCACCAAACTTTATTGCTAAAAGAGTTGGTAACCAAGTCAAATCTATTGCAGGAGATAGTTCAAACGGATATTATGTCAGTGTAACAGGACAATACCCAAATATTAGTAAATATGTGGTAATTAATTCAGTTAATTATACTACTCCTGATTATTTAGACGAAGATAATAATATTAGAATAGCAGCGGATGCCTTTAAAATACCTGCTAATCAAAGTGGTTCATTTGGAAATGCAAGTGGTACAATTTTTGGAGCTCAAGCTGCAGGTACTTTATATAATGAAAATATTGTAGATAAAAATACTCAAGGACTAGAAGGTGACGATTATGAAGGTGCAATTAATCTTTTAAAGAATAAAGATGAATTCCCTTATAATGTGTTATTTACTCCGGGATTACTTTATAACCAATCCAGTCATAAAACACAATTAGATAGTATTATTACTAATTTAACTGCTAGGGGTGATGCTTTGATTCCAATAGATTTAGTTCCATATAATGCTGCTTTATCAACTGTAACTACTCAAGCAGGTACTTTAAATACTTCATATGCGTCTTCTTATTGGCCTTGGGTTAAAGTACGTGATGAAGATTTAAATAAAAATGCTTGGGTGCCTGCATCAACCATTATCCCATCAGTATATGTTTTTAATGATAATAATGCTGAAGCTTGGTTTGCTCCCGCAGGCTTTACTAGAGGATCTATGCCTAAAGTAATAGCCCCTGAAAGAACATTACCAAGATCTTCAAGAGATACTTTGTATACTAATAAAGTAAATCCTATTGCTACATTCCCCAACACAGGTGTTGTAGTATACGGTCAAAAAACACTTCAAACAAAAGCCTCTGCAACGGATAGAGTTAATGTTAGAAGATTGTTAATTTCTTTAAAAAACTTTATCAATAATGTAGCTCAAGATTTAGTATTTGAACCTAATTCTTTAGCAACTAGAAATAGTTTCTTGGCAGTTGTTAATCCTTAT